CAGCAGAAAACACGAGGTCAAAATTGGGGCTTTTTTGGTCCTGGACCAATCACTCCACCATTCGCGAAGTATTTTTTCTTAGAATTAGAAGCATGAAAGGTCGCCCACCAACACCGAAACACATTCTTGCACTTCGCGGTTCAAAGCATGCGAAGAACAGAGAAGAACTTGGTGACATCATGGAAGAACTTCCACCACCACCGGATTGGATCAGTGAACGAGCACAAGCAAAATTCACTGAAGTCTGTGGTTTCATGGTTTCGATGGGAACCTTGGCTCAAAGTGACGTGGAAGTCATCACTCGATATTCAGTTATCTGGGATCGATGGCGATCTTCGGAGGAATATCTTGCAAAGGGTGCTGATTCGTATGTTGAGATCCTCAATCCTGATGGTTCATTGAAATTCGTGAGACCATCGAAGTGGCAGGCTCAGAGTAATAACTGTCACGAGCAGCTCCGACAGCTTGAATCCGTGCTCGGGCTGACTCCGGCTGATAGAACCAGGATGGGATACAAGGCTGTTAAGAAAGTTATCGACCCAGTTGAGGCTGTATTAGGCAAACGCGATATTGGTTGATATCGAAGAATTCATCGGATTGATGGCGCACACTCGCGGTGACTTTGCTGGGAAGCAATTCATTCTTGAACCGTGGCAGTCAGAGTACTTTCGTAAACTTCTTGGAACATTTCGGGAAGATGGACTCAGGCAGTACACGAGATCATTACTGGCGTTGCCTCGAAAGAATGGCAAGACTCAGATGGCGGCAGCACTCGGTGCGTTCATGGGGTTCTGTGATGACGAGGGTGCTGAAGTAATCATGGCAGCAGGCTCACGCTCGCAAGCCGGACTAATGTTCGACGCATGCAAGCAGCTTTTAGAGTCCTGCCCTGCCTTGGCTAAACGAGCAAAGATATATCGAAGCTCAATCGTGATCCCCGAAAGAAACGCTGTAATTAAAGCAATTTCGAGTGAGGCCGGAACCAAACATGGATTTGGGGCAAGTTGCTGCATCGTAGATGAGTTTCACGTTTTTAAAGACCGAGAACTCGTCGATGTGCTCGAAACTTCTGTTGGTGCTAGATCACAACCACTAGTAATTTACGTGACTACAGCAGGCACCAATCGGAACTCACCCTGCTACAAGGATTGGGACCGAGCGACAAAAGTAGCTGATGGGTCATTAAAGGATTCGACGTTCCTTCCGTGTATTTTTGCGGCTGACCCTGACGACGACATCTTTTCAGAAGAAACATGGAAGAAAGCCAACCCGAATTACAACGTCACACTAAAACCATCTTACTTCGAGCAAATGGCTCAAAGAGCAAGAGAGTCTCCTTCAGACGAAATTACATTTAGAACTCTGCACCTCAACCAATGGTGTTCATCGGAAACCAAGTGGTTAAGGCACTCTGAGTGGGAGGCGAACATGGTCGAGCATAGACCCACAGCGGATAGGCCGTGCTGGCTGGGAGTTGACCTTTCTAGTACAGAAGATACGACTGCGGTGGCGTGGGTATGGGGTGGCGAGGAAGATGGCACGTTTGATGTCGGTTGTCACTTCTTCATACCAGAAGACACTGCAGTCAAGAAATCAAAGACTGATAGGGTTCCGTACCTCCAATGGGCTAAGGAGGGATTTGTTACAATGACAGAAGGTGATATTACCGACTACGATGCTGTGCGAGATTGGATTCTGACATTCTGCGACAAGAATGCAGTGAAAGGTGTAGCCATTGACCGATGGAATGCCGTTCATCTCACAAGTCAACTCGTTTCGGAAGCGGTTAACGTGCGTCCATTCGGCCAGGGTTATGCTTCAATGAGTTCTCCTACAAAATTTCTAAGGACTCTCATTAGCTCTAAAGCACTTCGTGCCGGTACGTCAAATCATGCTTTGGCTCATCAGATGAGCAACGTGGAGGTGAAAACCGATGAAGCGGGCAATATCAAGCCAACAAAAAAGCATTCTCACTCAACATCCAGAATCGACGGGGCAGTCGCCCTCATTATGGCAATGGGTCTAGCATCTGAAGATGCTGGAAACGGCGATTTTGAACCGGAGATAGTGGTGATCTAAGTGGAAGAAGAAGCAATCATCGATAACGTCGTTGAATTACGTTCAGGGATCTCTCGGGTATTCGAGGAGATGGTCGAACAGCGGCGAACAGTTGCCGGGATACACATTTCTCCCGACACGAGCCTTCAATGTTCCGCAGTGCTCGGATGTGTCAGAGTTCTTTCATCTGCGATAGCACAATTACCGTGCCATCTCATGAGACGACGACCAGATGGTGGAAAAGAAATTGCAATGGATCATCCGTTGAACGAGCTGCTGGCGTATCAGCCTAATTCGTGGATGACCGCATACGAATACAAAGAATTGTGTCAATCTCATCTGCTTCTTTGGGGGAACTCGTACTCTTTAATTAAAAGTGGCCGTCGAGGCAGCGTAAGTGAATTGATTCCACTCCACCCAAGTCGAATGTCAATTCAAATGCTGGAGAATGGCAGACTTCGGTACACCTACCAGCAACCTGATACAGCAGTACCGGAAGTTTATACACAGGATCAGATATTTCACCTCCGATGGTTATCTCAAGATGGCATCACTGGTTTCGTCCCAACAACTCTTTCGAGAGATGCGATTGCACTCGCTCGAGCAACCGAGCTGCATTCCGGTGCGTACTTCGGTAATGGAGCACGACCAGGAGCAGTCATCGAAACATCACAACCATTGAAGCCTGAATCAATGGAACGACTTAGACGTTCGTTTGAGGACTACCATAAGGGAAGTTCTAATTCAGGTAGAACAGCGGTAATGCCGTTTGGGACAAGCATTAAAGAATATGGTGTTGTCAACAGCCAACAAAACGAAACACTTGCTACTCGACGTTATCAAGTTGAAGAAGTAGCACGTTGCTACCAAATACCAGCCCATATGATTGGGAATCTTGAGAATGTTCGGTTCAGTACTGTTGAACAGTCTGCAATTGACTTTGTGACATTCAGCCTTATGCCTCACCTTAGAAGGTGGGAGCAAGCATGTCGTAGAGACCTAGTCGTCGATGACAATCAGTACTTCGTTGAATTCGACATTAAAGACTTGATGGTTGGTGATCATGCTGCACGATCTCAATTCCTTCGAGAGATGTTTAATATGGGCGTGCTTTCGGTTGACGAACTGCGAATGTCAATCGGTGAAAACCCGCTACCGAATGGAGAAGGCGATAAACGGTTCATACAGGTCAACATGCAATTGCTCGAAGCGTTCACGCCGGAAAGTCCAACGGGCGATGCCCAGCCCCAAGCGAGCCAGGGTTCACAAGAAGTCGTGGAGGACGAAGGCGAGGAGCCAACTGCCGGGGAAGAAGAACCGGACACCAAAACAAGATCGATTGGACGGCATGAGTCGGAAGGAAGCGATGCTTCAGAAGCACTCTGGCAAACAACACTCACAAGACTTGCCTCCATCGAAGCCGGTGGAATTCTTGACAGACGACACAAGCAAGCAAAACTTGAAGCGTTTCTCCAGCAACATGAAGGTCGAATGCGATCTGAGCTTTCGGCCTCTGGTAAGGCTACCCATCGAGACACTGAATCATTCGTGATAGAATGGATGAATCGTTCTCGAGATTTATTACACGAATGTCACGTTAGCGGAAAACCATACGAAGAGGTTCTTGAATCATGGACGAGCAGAACAAACTAGAGCGCAGAATGGTGGCTGAGTCACCGGAACTAGAAGTAAGGAAAGATGCAAATGGCAGAACAGTCATCCAAGGTTACGCTGCGTTATACCACAGAGACAATTCCCCCGTCGAAAGCCAAGATTTGGGTGGTTTCGTCGAACGAATCATGCCAGGAGCATTTGACGAAGTCCTTAGTAAGAACCCCGACGTGTTCGGCAGGTACAACCATGATCGATTGCTCGGAAGAACTTCTGCAGGAACCGTTCGTTTGTTTCTCGACGACAGAGGACTTCGCTACGAAATAGACCCAAAACCGGCAGATGCCGACATTGTTCAGAGCCTTGAGCGAAAAGATATCAAAGGAAGTTCATTCGCATTTCGTTCAAGTAGCAAAAATGAGTCGTGGCAGAAGGACGAAGAAGGCCGAATGATCAGAGAAATACGGTCTTTCGACTTTTTGGGAGATGTCGGACCTGTAGACGAGCCAGCATATCCTTCTACGGAAGCTTTCGTTAGCCAACGAGCACTTGAAATGGCAAAATTAGAGTCAAGAAGAGTAGATTCCGATCCTGTTTTACCTGATCCAGATGATGACGAGTACGATGTAGAAGACCCACTCGCTGAAGACGACAATGTCGTTGAATTTGAGGTTGAAATTCAGGCTGATGATTCATCAGAGGATAAAGCAGAAGATAAAGCAGAGGATAAAGAGCTGCCAGAAGATGAAGAACCACCAAAGGCTGACATTTGGGCGAAGAGAGCCGATGAAGAGGTTGTGGAAACACGAGAAGTTAACCTCAAACCTACTCAAAAGATGGCAAATGCAGCAAAAAGAGGCTTGAGGCTACACAAGGACGGTAAATCTGGTGATGGTTTGAAGCCTGAGACAGTTTCGAGGGCCAATAAACTCGCTCGACGTGAAAATATGAACCGAGATTGGGTTGTTGAGATGAATGCTTGGTTCAAAAGACATGCCAGTGACAAAAAAGAGGGCTGGATGGACGCAGGAAGCGAAACTCCGGGTGCTGTGGCGTGGCTTTTATGGGGTGCTTCACCAAAATGGGCAGAACGTAAAGTTGCTGAACTAGAGCGAGCTGGTGAGAGATCTGCGGCTTCAACACCAGCACCAAAGAAAGATCAGATAAAAGGTAGTGGTAAAAACAAAGAAGGTTCTGCCAAAAATGCTTCTGGGAAGATAAAGGTAAGTGAAAAGGTTCGGTCTGCTATCAAAAAGAAGGTCCAGGACCACAATGCTGCCATGAAAAAGGCAAAGAAACCGTCTTGGACAAAGGCTACCAGTGGTCAACTTCTTGCTGTTTATCGCAGAGGAGCCGGAGCGTATTCAACAAGTCATCGACCAAATGTTAGTCGAGGTGCTTGGGCAATGGCTCGGGTGAATGCATACCTTTATTTGTTGAGAAATGGTTCGCCCAAGAATGCAAAGTACAAGACTGACAATGATTTGCTACCATCGGCGCACCCGAAGTCATCGAAAGAGCGATCAGTCTCTGCCGGTGATGATTGCTGCAAGGAAACACCCTGTGACGACAAGTGCGGTGGTGGGAGTCATGAAGAGCGATCTGAAGATACTCTCGACATTCACGCAAAGATCGCTGGTTTGAAGGCAACGATACTTAACACTAAGTTGCAAGACTAACTAGCAATCAATTACAATTAAGTAAAGCGAGTTGGTGGATGCTAACTCGAACAGTGCAAGTTTCAGCGGACGCTGAATACGGTGTGCTTGCGGGATTTCTATATACCTGCCAGCTATCAGCACTGCCTGTGGCTGGATTTCACAAGGAGTGATTTAGCTATGGGACAGAACCTTAAAAGGTTGCAAGACCGTGCCGCTGCTGTTGCAGCTCGCATGAGTGAACTAGCCGATCAAGAAGATCGCAACGAAGAACAGAACGCTGAACTTCGTAAACTTTCGGACGAAGCCGATGCTGTAAAGGCCGATCTTGATTTTGAAGCCAAACTAGCATCAAAGGAAAAGGAATTGCGAGCAGTTGTTGAGCCTGCTGCTCCAGCACCTGCTCCAGCACCTGTTGAAGAGAAGAAAACTGAAATTCGTCAGGTTCTTCCTCATCACACTGAGCTTCGTGCTTACCGTGATGGTGCTGATGACGTGAAAACTGCTTACGGCATTGGTCGTTGGATTCGAGGTACAGTGTACCGAAACCAAGACGACCTTCGCTGGTGCAAAGATCACGGCATCGAAGCTCGTGCTCTTAGCGAAGGAACGAATTCTGCTGGTGGCTTCCTCGTCCCTGACGAGTTCGCTGCTCGAGTAATTCGACTTGTTGAGGAATTTGGCACAATGCCAGGTGCTTGCGAGCGAGTGACTCTTGCTAGGGATGTCATGAATATCCCCAAGCGTAGCTCCGGTACTACGGCCTACTTCGTTGGAGAAGGAAGCAGTATCACTGAAAGCCAGCCAGCTTACGAGCAGGTCACGCTCAATGCGCAGAAGTTGGCAGTTGCGACGAGACTTAGTTCAGAAGTCCTTGAGGACTCCGCTGACTTCGTTTCGATTGCTGACCAAGTCACTCAAGAATTTGCCACTTCACTGGCATTCAAGATTGACAGCGTCGGTTGGAACGGTGATGGCACATCTTCCGATGGTTCTATCACAGGACTCACGGCAAAGATCGACGACGGCAACCACACTGCAAGTGTGATTGATGCTGCTAGTGGAAACACTGGGTTCGAGACTTTGGACATAGATGACCTATTGAATGTAGTAGGTGCTCTGCCAATATTTGCTAGGGCAGGTGCTCGATTCTATGTAAGTCCTGCAGGGTATGCTGCTTCAATTGCACGACTGAAGTATGCACTCGGGGGTAATTCGGTTGACGATCTTGGTGGGGACGCTGGTCTCTCCATGATGGGATACCCAGTCGAATTAGTCCATGTGATGGACGGCACACTTGGTGCAGATGCTGGTAAGGTTAAGATTCTCTTTGGAAATCTTGGTCTTAGCTCTATCTACGCTAGCCGACGAGAGTTCAGTGTCAAACTGTTTGATCAAGTCTACGCAACGACTGATCAACTGTTGATGCAGGGATCGATGCGGTTCACCGTATCGCATCATTCACTTGGCAGCACAAGTGAAGTTGGCCCTGTAGTCGCACTGAAAACCGCAGCGTCTTAATATTAAGTCCGCAGCAAATAGACCCCACCGGGACCAAAAATCCCGGTGGGGGTTCTTTTTTTGCGGGAAGGTCAGGACGCACCAAAAAGGCGCAAGGACGCGCGCCCGCTCCTTTACCTTTGGAGCGATTCAATGATTGTTCAAGTTGGTTCGGTAGATGCCGAAGTCAAAGTCGCGGCTGTAATGAGTACGCCAAGACTAGGATTCACGGATAATTTCTTTTGCGTCTCATCAGCGTTAGCCCCTCATGGAATAGCACCCGTAAAAGTGACAGGTGCTTTTTGGGGTCAGTGTCTGCAAAAAGCAATTGAGCCTGTACTGGACACTCACGATGTGATCCTCACTATAGATTACGACACTGTCTTCAATGCGAGGACTGTAGAAGCCTTGCTTACCTTACTGATGTGGAGTGGGAAGGATGCAATTGCTCCGCTTCAGTCCAAGAGAGAGGCAAACTGCGTCATGTTTGCGTTGGATGGTAGCAACGTGAAAGAGCGAACCTCCGTTGAAGATGGCTGGTTTGATGAGCCTGTTCAGCAAGTCGATACTGCACACTTTGGCCTTACTTTCATACGAACTAAAGCAATTAAGAAGATGAAGAAGCCTTGGTTTGTTGAAAGAGCAGACGACAACGGCACATACGATGGTGATCACCAAGATGCTGACATTGGTTTTTGGAGAAAGTTCAAGCAAGCCGGAAACACACTAGGCATTGCTACCAATGTAAGCGTCGGACACGCAGAGTTGATGATCACCTGGCCTTCGCGTTCTTCGGGGACATGCAAGGTTCAGCAACACACTAACGACTATTGGCAGAACCGGACTGCACCGGCAGAAGCGTGGGGGGTGGTAAAATGAAGGTTCGTGTACTAAGTGCTTTTGACATTTATAAACGAGGTAGCGAGTTCGATTGGCCTGCCCCGATGGTGAAGCTTCTAAAGGCTCGAGGACTCGTAGAAGTCCTAGAACAACAAGAAGAATCGCCTGTTGAGGCAGCAGTCGCTCCAGAAGAAAAAACTGAGCGTGCCGTAGTCAACAAGAAGCCAAGAAGGCGACGAAAATGATTCAACCATCGACAATTGTTTATGTAACACCCAAGTCACCCTCATCGACGGTAACACCGTATCGATCCTTGGTGAGGCACACAGTGCCTTCAGTTGAACCATTGACCTTGGCTGAAGCAAAAGAACACTGTCGAGTTGATACATCTGATGATGACACATACATATCATCTTTAATTTCACTTAGCAGATCAATCGTTGAGGACAGGCTTGACCGGACCCTGATGACTACTGTCTGGGAAGCAAGGTACGACCATTTTCCTATGTGGGAACTTGTCTTACCAAGGCCGCCACTCAGGGCATCAAATATAAACGGATCTCTCGAAGTCACCGTTACTTACCGTGACGAAGGTGGCACGAATCGTCAATTGCTTTCTAGTAATGGCGACTTTCAGGTTGACGACCGAGCAGTTCCGGGCAGGATCTATCCAAACTACTCTGCTGTTTGGCCTGCGGTAAGAGGTGACGAGAACAGTGTTACTGTGAAGTGGACGGCAGGGCATGAAAGTTCTGAGTCGCATTTAGAGCCTGTTTGCAAGCATGCAATTCTTCTTTTGATTGGTCACTACTACGCAAATCGTGAGCCTGCTGCTGCTGGCTGGACTTCACAGACAACGCCACTTCCATACACATTTGAGATGCTTATGTCTCACTGCAACACAGGAATATACAGATGAGCTTCAGAGCAAGGGTTGATATTGATGTCATTTATCACGAATTAGGTGACTCATCTATTTCAATAGGATCGTTGTCTGACCATTATTTGACTAATCCGACACGGTGTGAAACCGTAACAGACAATGTAACTTCCGCAACAGAACCAATTACCACTCTCAATATGACTACGGTTTCTGCTCTCGCGCTAAAAAACACTGGTGAATCTACTCTTAGATTAGAAGGTTGCATTGATGTCACTGCTGGAAGACTCGTCATTCTTCCAGTTACGGAATTACCCACCGTTTCAGCACCTTCCGGCACTGGTTCTTACAAAGCAGTGGTGTTTTCCTAATGGCATATCAAGCAGGCAGGCTTAACGAAAGAATACACATTGAGGTTCCGAAACAAACCCGGAACTCTCTTGGTGAGGCGCATATAGAGTGGCATTCATTTGATCGCGTTTACGCAAGCGTAGATGGCATGAGATCCAAGGAAATTTTGCAGGCAATGCAAGCAAATGTTATCGCGACTCACAAAATTACAATTCGTTACCGAGACGGCATAGATCACAAAGCCAGAATAACGTGGCGTGGACGCACGATGGAAATCGCGAGCGTTGTAGAGCGTCACAGGAGAACTTGCTTGGAACTGCTCGTTAGGGAGGTTACCTAATGGCAGCAATAACTCCAGGTAAAGGATTTCCTAACGAATTTGGTGGCAGAACTGGAAAGCAGATTGCTGCTGGTTTTGTAAATATAAACACATCAGGTGTTAATGAAATATCGAAAAAGCTTGTCGAAGCTGCAGACAGAGTTGATGCGACAGGGGCGACAGGCGAAAGAGCATTGCGAAGGGCGTTAAGAAAGCCTTCAAAGATGATTGCTGACCAGTACAAAGCAAACGTAGGTGACGTTACTGGGAACCTAAAGAAGTCCGTGAAGACTAAGTACGTCAGTTACAGACAAGACAGTGCTGTAATTTCTGTTACAGGACCAAGAAGTACCGGGACAGGAAGTGCAAGCGAAAAGGACGGCTCGGGGAATCATGCGTGGCTAGTGGAATTTGGAACACCGCGAAGAAAGCCGGGGTCTCAGGGCAGACGAACATATATCAATATACATCAAAGTATAAACGGAAAGATGAAACGCCACTCTAGTGGCGCGACAGATGAAGACTTTGGCAGAATGGGTCGAGGGTTTTACTTTCTCATGGGATCGATTGATGAGCCAACAAGACAGGCACGTTTTGGGTCTGGATATCCTCATGACTTCATGCCTGGACCAAATGGCCTGCGTCCTATGACCTTGCATGCAGGCGACACATATGGAGGGATGCCTGCTAAACACCCTATGGAGAGAGCAATTGGGCAGGTGGGCGACACTGCTCGAAATGCTTTGATTAATTCACTGAAAGAGTTAACTTCGAGGCTTACCTGATGTATCCATCACCTGAAAAGAACATATTCAACCGCATAGTAACCTCTCCAAATTTAGCTCGGATGGTTGGGTTTCAGGTATTCCCAATTGCGGTTCCTAGAACTGCAGTCACGCTGCCATTTCTGGTGTACCGTAGAAGCAATGTGATATACGAGCCTGAAGGCGCGTTAACCGGCATAGTTTCCATGCCTCAACTGAGCCTTCAGTTTGCCTCGTGGAGCACAACCTACGACGGTGTTCGCGAGCTTGCAGACGCTCTCCGAGATGTGCTAGATGGTTACACCGGCACTCGGTCGGGTGTTACAATAAATGATATGAGACTGACGAGTGAGGTTGACGATTTTCTCGACCCTACAGACTCAGGTGCTCAATTGCCCCCTGCTTATGAGGTTCGTCAACTGTATCAAATTCGGTGGCAAGAAGCTTCCGAGTGACCTTGAAAAGGAGTTCACACAATGGCTGGAGTTTCAGCACAAGGACTGACATTTACTTTTGGTGGTAGTGATTTAACGGTTACTTCATTCGCCGTTAATGATACCCAAGACCTGATCGACGGTAGCCACCTTGGCATTGCCCCTGGTTCTCGTCGTGAATTCGTTGGTGGTTTCGCAACTGACCGAGAGGTGACGTGCGATTACATTTCCACAACAATTCTTGCTGCTGGAACATCAGGTGCGCTAGACATTAGCGGCCCTGTATCATTCAGCGGTAATGCAACACTTGCAAGTTCATCGATCTCAGGATCAACCGGAGCACTCATTTCGGGGAGCGCGACGTTCCGAGTTGCGTAGCGTGACTTTGAATGGCAGGTTTTTCGGCACAAGGTGGCACTCTTACTCTCACTGTGTTTTCAAATGACAACGCAAGGGGAGTTTACAGCGTGATTCCTACAAGCGTGTCAATTACTTCACCACAACCCGAAGTTACTGATGCAACTGGTGTTGGCGATTTAGCAGGAGCAAAAGTCATGGTTCCAACTGGTGCGTGTGCATCGGCTGGAACCATGTCTGTTGAATTTATTGCGACAGGCGGGTTTTTTAATCCGCAGGTTATTACCGGGAAACGCTGCAACGTCAGGTTTCAGTCGCCAAATTACTTTGTATCACGAAATACAGTTGTCTTGGGTTCTCAAGTTACCGCAACTGAAGGAAACATTGTTCGCGGAAACATAGAGTTTCAGATAACAGATTACTACGGTATTTAACTTTTTCGCCAAGGAAGGCATTTGCGACAACTACAAGGAATTACGCAATGGCACTTAGTAAGGCGAAAATACTTGCTGCTAAAGACTCGAAGATTGAAAAGATAAAAGTACCTGAATGGGGTGGAGACCTCTGTCTGAAGGTACTGACAGGAACTGACAGGGACATGTTCGAGGAACAGTACTCATCTGAAAAGATGAAGAACTTCCGGTCCAGGTTTCTGGTTCTATGCATGTGCGACGAAAAGGGCGAGCGGCTATTCACCGAAGAAGAGGTGGACGATTTTGGCAAGAAAAGTGCCAAGGTTATCGCACGAATTTTTGACGCTGCATGGGAATTAAACGCATTCAGGAACGAGGATATTGAGCGGTTGGGAAACGGCTCTACCGAAGACCAGAGCGACAGTTCTACTTCAAGCTAGCTCTGGCCCTCGGTAAGACAGTCAAACAATTATTAGCGGAAGTAGACAGCGAGGAGTTGGCTGAATGGTTTGCTTACGATCAGCGATGGCCTATCGCAGATGGTTGGCAGCAGACAGCACGACTCTGTCGTGTGGTGATGTCGGCATCGGGCAATTACAAGAGGATACCCGATGAGTCGGCATTCATCCCGACAGCCGTAGCAAAACCGCAGTCACCCGAGGAAATGATGGCAGAAATTCAGAAGCTGAATGAAATGAGGCAGAGCGATGGCTAGTGGTTACTTAGGAAAGATTTCTGCAGTCGTCTCAGCGAACACTTCTGGGTACGTTCGGACTCTAAACGAAGCTGCCAAGGAAACAAAGAGTTTTGCTAGAACCGTTCAGACAGATATATCTCGAGCGTCAAACGATGCCAAGCGAGCGTTCGATTCCATGTTCACGCCAATCCAGCGTGTTCAAAGAGCGTTGTCGGCAGCATCGTCTCAGAAACTTTCCTTCAAGGGATTTGATGGTGGCATCAAAACTGTCGATCAGCTCAATAGACAGTTAAAAAAGCTTCGGGACAACACACGAGTTGCTTTACAAGTAACTGGAAAAGAGTCTTTAACTAAGCTTCGACAAGAGTTTGACTCGCTTGGTTCAGACGTACAGCAAAGTCTGACGGCCAATTTTGACGTAGGAAGCATTCAGGAAGTTCGCCGTCTGCTTGATTCTGTTAGCGACACAAAAGCTATTGAAGCAGCATTCGGAATCACTGGGGCTTCAAGCCTTGATGATCTCATTGAAAAGCTTGATACGCTAGACGCAAAAGACGTTCAGATTGTTCTTGATGTCATTAATCAAACTGGTTTGGCAAAAGCCCGACTCGAACTTGAACAATTGACATCAGTGGCCCAGCAAATTGCTACACCACTTGGACGTGCTGCTAAAGAATTTTCTCAGCTAGGAACAAGCGTGCAAGCCGGTTTCATACCAGCACTTTCAAGTGTTCAGAACGAAGTGTCTGAAATGGAACGTGCCATTAAGAGCGGGACAAGGATTGCGGAAAATGACTTTTCATCATTGTCTGCGAAAGTCATAAAAGTAACGGATTCCGTTCGTCGTTTAGCACAGGCTTCGAGTATCGTTGGAAGCTTTAGCAGCGGAAAAGAGCTGGAATTCACGGACCCAAGTTTTGTGCGAAGTCTGAATGCGGCACAACGCGCAGGTGCTAGAGCATCGGCTCAAGCTGGTCAAGGTGGCGGCAGTGAGCAGATGTCTCGCCTTGTAAGGCAAATAAACCTGGCTGCAGAAAGAGCACAAAGACTTCAAGCGAATCTTGAGAGAGCAAGAGCAATTGGCTTACCAAACGACATCGCTAAAGCGAATTCTGAGTTTTTGTTTTCAATTAAAGCACTCGACAACCTCACAGACAAATTGCAAGTCCGAAACGCACAGGATCAAGTCGGACTTGATTTGATGAAACAACGCGAGCAGATCATGTCTCGCCTTATCCAGCAGGACGCAGAGTCTGGACTTCAGATAGGCAATAATCAAGAACTTCAGGAGTACTTGGCGAATATTGGAAAGCTGGCAGATCAAGAATTGCGGTTGATGGAGAACCGAAAGCGAATTGCTGCTGCGAACAAGTTTCTTACTGTTGACACAGAAAACTCAATAAGGCCAGAGCAGAACCCTGCATTTGTACAAGCCAACGCTCAAGAGAAAGCAGCGAAGGAGCTTGGGACAAATGTTACAAAAGCAGCTCGGGACATGGACAGGCTGAAGTCCAGAACCGTAGGTGTCAGAAATGCCGTGGAATCGCTTCCGAAAGCAGTGCAGGCTGGCTTGATACCTTCTGTTAAAAGAGCAGAAGCAGAATTTATTCGCCTACGGACAAGTGCAGGCACAACAGACATTGAAATAGAGAGAGCGGGGGCTTCGGTCGATAAGCTTTCTGCGAAAGTAAAAAGGATTGCTGCGACTCAAGGTCTTTCCACTTTTGCGCAAGCGTTTGAGCAAGCTGAAATACGATCCGCTATCGGTAGCCTGAATGCGCTTGAACAGATATTGCTCAGAACAGGAGCGACTGCAGATGGCAAGGCTGCGGCAGCGTTTGATCGCATGAGAAGCTCAATAATAAAGGCGGCTCAGAACGGATCAATTGGAACAGATCGTTTTGCAGCAAAACTTCAGAATTTACAGCGGCAAGCGGCAGCGGCGGCAGCATCAACAGGCAAGATTTCTGCAAACAAAGCATTTGAACAAATAAAACGAGGTGGTGATGTTTCAAGGCAAGGGTTCGACAAACTGTCTCTTGGTTTGCAACAAGCTGCATTTGCCATCGACGACTTTTTCTCAGCCACTGGTGATATTTCACAAAAGATTCGTGCCGTTCAGAATAATGTTACGCAATTAGCTTTTGTTGTAGGTGGCACAAAAGGTTTGTTTATCGGTCTTGGTGTAGCTATCGCAGCGCAAGCTGGTCTTGCTTTAGTAAAGTTCATGAATAACGGTGTTGATGCAGCAGATAAAACAAAAGCCTTAAATGATCAACTTGAGAATTCAAAGAACCTTGCCGAACAGTTAGCGGAAGCGTTTGACAGTCTATCGGGAACCCTAAGCGAGGACATCTTTGGGGACTTCCAAAAGGAAACAAGAGAGTTCCAGAAGTCAATTAAAGAACTTGTTGCAGCCCAAAAAGAAGTCAGGGAAGACAAGACCACAAGACTTGACCCCAAGTTGAGTCAACTGCGAGAAGAGGAAGCAAAGCTAAAACGACAATCAGAGTCAAAGGACTTAGGGCAGAGACTAGGTGCTGAAACACAACTAGAACTAAATCGTGCCGAACAAGCAAGACGTAGAAGTCAAATCGCGAGTTCAGCCGAAGTTACAGCGGATGAACTAAGAAGAGGGCTTCTTTCAACAGTTGGCACACTGGCGAGTAGTCGAGGATTAGATTCCGAGAACGCCTTTAGGGATCAAGTTAATAACGCTGCAGATGCCGAAGAGCTACGGTCTCTTCTCCAAAGCAGGATCAATGCGATATCTGAAGCAGCCGCACGAGACCTTGATTTCTTTGGAGCGGCTGGAGGAATTATTGAAGGCGCGTTGGGGTTTGGTGTTGGTAATCTTGGTGAATCTACAAATAGATTTGATGAAACGGAGTTTGCACGGCAAGATCAAGTTGTTCTCAAGGATTTAGCGTCAATTGCAGCAGAACAAAGTCAAAGGGCAACAGACGAAATAATAGCCTCCGCATTGGAGTTCTCAGGAGGCGTGTCAAGTTCGTTGGTTCAGGCTAAAGAAATAGTAGAAAGCTCACTGGAGAGTTTTGATTCAGTTGCAGTAGAGAGAAATCGTCTTGCCGAGCGTTTTGCAGAAATAACAGACAAACTGACAGACCCAGACGCAAACCTGACTCAAGACCAAGCACAATCTTTGCGGGATCAACAGGAAGCACTCAGTAAACAAATTGAAGCAAACCTATCCGCAGCAAGATCAGCAGAGACATTCGCAGAGACACTCAATAGAGTGGCGGGCAATCTTGCAGACACGCTTTTGTCAGAGGCAACCAGCGAATCGGACAAAGCTAGAAGAGAATTGAATGAGGCGATTGGTCAACGAGAAGCACTGGGGCCAAACGCTACCGATGAGCAGAGGCGAAAAGCTGATCGGGATGTAGAGAGTGCAACTTTGACTAAAGAATTAGCAGATGACGATAGAAAGCGAGCAAGAGACGAACGGCAAGCCATAAAAGAAGATACAAGAAAAGAGCAAGAAAAGTTTAATCGAGATGCACGTCGAGGAATGTTGGCTCCAGAGGCACAAAGAGCAGTCGATGCACGAGATCAGGCTGATAGGGAAGTTGCAAGAAGACAAAAAGAGCGAGATGAAGTTGCGCGTATTGCTATCCCAATCATCAGAGAGCCACTCTTAAAAGAAGCGGATCAACAACTCGCTGACGCTCAAAGAATACGGCAAGAAACTCAAGAAAGGACTGCTGGCACTCTAGAGGACGCATTCGAGGCGCGATCTGGAGTGCAGGACTTACGAAATCGAGCAGATGAAGTAGATCAGGAGCTTGCCAAAAGACAAGCATTACGAGAGAAAGCGGCAGCAGATGCAGCAGAAAAGTCCGCATCAATTGAACGTGGTCGTGAAATTACTCTATCTGACTCAGAAAGGCGTGGGATAGAACTGGAGCGACAAGCAACTGATATAGAAAATGCACTCAAGCAGGAACTAGACGCAAGTGGACCTGATGCTGCATTGCAAGGTTTGAATAACGCTCGTGCTTCATTCTTCCAAGGAACCATGATGGCAGGGTTCCAGCAGGAACGACGCAACGCTCTTCTTCAAGGACCATCAAGAGCAGCACTTAAAGCAACGGATATAACTACGACTGAAGGACAGTCAGAACTCAATCGGCTTATCCGAGGAGACGATTCTGCACTCGATGTGAACCTTGTCGAATTGCAGAAGCAAAGCGACGAGCTTTCTCGAGTTAACGAGCGTCTGGATCAAATTGGTAATAATTTAGGGATACTTTAATGCCAAAAATAGTTAAAGAAATTCAAGGCGGGAACACGTTTCAGACATCGTCTGAGGGGAACGGACTCACCAACAGTGCCACAAAAACTTTTAAGATAATCAAGAACGACCCGTCAGAACAACTATTTATAAACGATGCAATTGGCATAAACATCGGAGATCCCTACACCGACAATGACCCTATCCCTTGCGTCTCGGTTGAAGGGCGTATGGAAAATGGGTCAAGAACCGTCATGGTTGTGACTGCTCGGTTTCGGTCAACGCCAGGAGGTCAGCCAAGTTCCGGTGGTGGGCAAGGGTTTAATAAAGTGGCAGGAGGTGCTAGAGGAACTAGGCCGAATCAAGAACAACCTGACAATCGCTCGGTATCGCCTGAAGTACGAGCACCAACGTACACGATGACTTCGTCACTACAGCAAGCTTCAGCCCCGCAGGCTAGAAGACATAAAGACGATGGATCTCTCGCGCCTTTTGCGCATCCCACAAATGCTGCCGGTGATCTAATGGATGGTCTGACTCAGCTATTTCCTGTGATTACGATTAATATTACTCAGTTTAGTTATTTGGATGGTTCCGAGTATCTAGACGAAGTGGGCGTTATTAACTCAGATGCATTTTCTTTCAGCAATGCAAGCTTCCAAAAGCATCAAGTCATGTTCCAAGGCATATCGAGCACCGGACATGTGGAGATGTTTGGGCAACAACAGTTTCGAGGATTTAAGCTTGTTTTCACATTTGCCGCACGGATGCTGCGACTCGAAGAGCAAGTGGGGGGAAGTAATGTCGTTGGATGGGACGCAACAGCAATTAACAGCGGTTTCAATATTATTAACTCAGGACTCGGAGACGCTTCAGTCGATCAGTCACACCTTGCAAAAGTCCACAACGAAAACGGTGAAGTTATAACTCCAGAGGCACTGGTAAAACCAGGAGAGAAGGTCAGGGCAATGGTCTCAATTCCAGTTCCAACAAAAGAAGATCCTGCGGCTAATGCCAAATTCCAGCAAAGACCCTCCGCTCAACCTGTAGCCCTTGACGTTCAAGGTCGTCCGTTAAAGCTAGATGCTGACGTAGGTCCGGGCATCTTCAAATACACAACACAGCCGCTTAAAACCTTTGGCAATGATTTCTCTGGATTTGGTCTCAACAGCTTTTTCTAATGGACTCTTATAATGGCAGATTCTTTTCTAGTATCCTCCGAGTTTGCAGGAGAACTGCAAGAAACAGTCATCGCCGTCAAGTCAATAGTGGGTGATGGAGGCTCGGGAGAAAAACTTGCGGTAGACCACGCCGAAGGCATTTCTGTACCAAAAAGTTCATCGCAGTACGTTGGTTCGTTTAGTGGCGCGTGGGCGAAAGGTGGAACTAAATCTGTTACTGTTCTTAAATATGAGTCAGGGTCTTGGGTTTCTACATCAGGAACAGTCACCGCACAAAACCTATTCACTGCAGGGATAGAAACCGGGGGGCGTTGTTTCATTGCACAAGAGTCGAGTACATCTGAGTGGATACTGGTAGCAGCGGAGTGTGAAGATGACTCTTCTTCCTGATTGTGATTGTTGCGGAAAAGAAAAGTGCTGGAAGTGCTACGAGAGATACCTTCCACCAATATTTCCTCCACCAAACCCCAATTGTTGCGAACCTGAATACCCCTGCGAGTGTCCTGACCTAGGAGACGGATCACAGAAACTGGCGTTCCCGACAACAATAAATGTTAAATTTGAGACAAATCAAGTTGAACACGTTGACTTCAACAATAAAGGGCCAATCGACGAATTAGAAAGTTTTAGGTCTTGGGTTACTGGGTTAAATTTCACACTTACTCCTGTAGTCGATGCCAGTGGCTCCAGGAAAAGAGTTTACGAGTTTAAAGGTTTTGTTGGAGGGAACCCCGCTTTTAACGACAGTCCTGTGGGAGCCACCCACTCGGGAATACGTTTAGGAATTCCTGGCTGTTCAAGGGCAGTTTCGCCAATCGTACCGGCTTCAAGTGCGTTTAGTATTGGATATATAGATGGTCGAGGTTCGGGCGTATTTGGCTT